TATAGGATGTACATCAGAAGTTATGGTATTTAAATGTACACCACAGCCGCAAGGTGCATCAATAAAATCATTAGTTAATCTTTATACTTTTGAAGCATAGCACTTTTAGCAGCAAGCTATTCATATAAAGAAAATTTATTATAAGTATAAAGCAAGAAAGATAGCTTTGGATACAAACGGTTTAGGTATTGGTCTTTTAGACTTTATGGTGCTTGCTCAAGAAACAGATGATGGAGATTATCTTCCTCCTTTTGGAGTTTAGAATGATGATGAGGGAGTATATAAAAAAATTTTTAAAGGAGTAAGTTAGTATTAGAAAGACGCAATATTCCAGATAAAAGCTAACGCTCCAATAAATACAGAAGCATATTCTTATACTCAAACTCAAATGTCCAGCGGGAAAATAAAATTTTTAATTGATTAGGCATAGGCAAAAGCTAAACTTATGTAGACACGAACCGGTCAAAATATGACAGTTGATAAAAGAAATGATTATCTTCGTCCTTTTGTTTTAACAACTATTTTAAGAGAACAAATGTTAAATTTAGTAGAAGATAACGAGGGAGTAAATATTATTTTAAAACAAGACAGCCGCGGAATTAAAAAGGATAAATTTTCTGCTTTTGTTTATGGATTATATTATATAAAACAAGAGGAAGAACGTAGTAGAAAAAAGAAGAAGAGAGATTTAAGTAAAATGTGTTTATTTACTCCATTTTAATTTTTAATAAAATAAGGACAAAATTTTATAAAAATATTTTTTTAATTTTTATATATAAATAGTTAAAGAAAGGAGATTATATTTTTATGAGATCTTCTCGTGCAGAAATAAAGATAGAATAGATTCTGCGATAGGCAGGATTAGATTTTAAGGAAGAATATAGTTTTCCTGATTTAATAGGACGAGGCGGGCATGCCTTACGTTTTGATTTTGCTGTGTTTAGTGATGATGAAGAACTTTGGTTTCTAATAGAGTATCAAGGTATTCAACATTATAAAGCAAAGAGTATTTTTGGCGGAATGTCTGGATTACATCAACAGCAATTTTATGATATGCAAAAAAGAGAATATTGTAAAAAACATGGTATCAAGTTAATTTTAATCCCTTATTGGGATGAATCTTTAATCAATTATGATTATATTATGAATTTAGTCGGAATAGGCTAGTAAAAACAGGAGGCGGTAAAAATTGGTAAATAGAAAAGAAGAAATAAAGATGAAGGGTTTTAAAATGGCCCCTTCAATGGAAACCAATGAAGCCTACTCTCCTTCAACAGATTTTTCAAAAATAAAAGTAGGAGTAAAAACTCTTGACGATGCTATTGTTAATTTAGGTTAGTTTAAAAGAATTAATCCAAAGCTAGGAGATAAAACTGAAGTTTTAAAAGCTATTAACACTGGTAATATAAATAGAATGATAGATATTTCTAATTTCTTTTATAAAACAAGTGGTATTTATGCTAGACTTTGTCGTTATATGGCGTATCTATATAAATATGATTGGTTTATCACTCCTTATGTAAAAGGTTGCGAAGGGCTTTTAGATCCTGACAGCGGACTGGGAAGTATTGAAACAAGTGAAGAAGATAAAGAAAAAAAGAAACAATTTACAAATTTCTTTAAAGTATTAAGATTCTTTGAGGCTTTTGAAGTTAAGAAGTTTTGCGGAGAAGTTGCTTTAAAAGTAATTCGTAATGGTAGTTATTATGGATATTTGATTCCACAGAATAATAAAGTAGTTGTTCAATAGTTACCCGTAAAATATTGTCGTTCGCGCTTTAAAATAAATAATAGACCAGTTATAGAATTTAATATGAAATATTTTAAAGATGCGTATCCTGATGAAACTCAACGATACCGCATAATTAAATTATTTCCTAAAGATTTTCAAAAGGGATATAGGCTATATATAAATGGAAAATTAATGCCTGATTTTCCAGGAGACGAGTCTGGCTGGTATGTTTTAGACCCTCAAAGCACTGTCAAATTTAATATAAACGATGAAGATTATCCTGCTTTTATTGCTGTAATTCCTGCAATAATTGATTTAGACGCCGCGCAAGAATTAGATAGAAAGAAAATGGCGCAGAAATTATTAAAAATAATTATTCAAAAGATGCCATTAGATAAGAATGGAGATTTAGTATTTGATGTTGATGAAGCACAAGAGCTACATAATAATGCGGTTCAAATGGTAAGCCGCGCGATTGGTGTAGATATACTTACTACTTTTGCAGATGTTGAAGTAGCAGATATGTCAGATAGAGGCACTACTACTACTGTTGATGATTTGGAAAAGGTAGAAAGAACAGTATTTAACGAGGCGGGTGTTTCTCAATTACAATTTAACAGTGATGGAAATATAGCTTTAAATAATTCTATTGCAAATGATGAGGCTTCTATGTATAATTTATTAACACAATTTGAGTCGTTTTTAAATTTGTTACTAGAACCTTTTAATAAATCTCCTAAACGTTGTTATTATCAAGCGCAGTTTTTACCAACTACAATTTATAATTATAAAGATTTAGCAAAGCTATACAAGGAACAGGCGCAAATGGGTTATACTAAAATGTTGCCGCCTGTCGCTTTAGGGCAGACTCAAAGTTCAGTTTTAGCTAATGCTTTCTTTGAAAATGATATATTAGATCTTGTTAGAGTCTTTGTTCCTCCGCTTACTTCTAATACTATGAACGCGGAAGCTTTACAACAAAGATCGGCAGTAAATAAAGGAGATAGTGGTAACGCAAGCGGTACAAATAGCAACGGTAAAGAAGGCGCCGGCCGTCCATAGAAGGATGATAAAGAAAAATCAGAAAAAACTATATTAAATAAATAGAGTATGTAAGGAGAAAAAATGGCATTAACACATCAAAGCATTGCTACGATAAATTCTCCAGAGTTTATAAACTTACAACCACTAGATATAAATCCTTTAATGTCCTCTTGTGAAATTAAAGTTTTTTATTTAGGAGAAAATCGTAATGGTAGTTTTATATCTAAATAGGTTGCCGCGGAAATGGCAAAAACATTACGAGGAGCACCTATTGTAGGATATTATAAAAAAGATAAAAAAGATTTCGCTGACCATGGAGACCAAATGATATGGGACGATGAAGGAGTCCATTTTAATTGTTTAACAAAACCGTATGGCTTTGTTTCTCCTAACGCAAAGGTTTGGTTTCAAGATTTTGAAGATACTGATGATTTTGGAAACACTGTTGTTAGAACCTATATGGTTACTTCAGGATACCTTTGGACTGGTCAATTTGAAGAAGCAAAACAAGTGTTTGAAGAAGGCGGAAAGCCTCATTCTATGGAACTTGATGAAAAAAGTTTACAAGGTCATTGGGCAAAAAATATAAAAAATGAAATGGAATTTTTCATTATAAATGACGCAATTTTTTCTAAGTTATGTATTTTAGGAGATGATGTAGAACCTTGCTTTGAAGGCTCTTCTATAACTGAACCATCTAATACATTTAATTTAGATAAAGATTTTTCAAACACTTTATTTAGTATGATGAAAGATTTAAAATATGCCTTAGAAAAAGGAGGACCAGAAATGGCAGTAAATAAAAAAGAAACTCCTGAAGAAGTAAAGGACACTTTTGTTGAATCAACTTTTGAGAAAAAAGAAGAAGAGAAGAAGGAAGAAACTAATTCTGATTCTAATGAAAATGCATCAAAAGAAGAGAAAGAAGAAGATAAGAAGGATAAGAAAGAATATTCTGCAAAAGATGATAAAGAAGATAAAGAAGAAGATAAGGAAAACAAGGATTCTTCTGAGGACAAAGATGATAAAGAAGATGAAGATGAAAAGAAAAAATTCACTGCTTTATCTGCGGAATATCAGTCTTTATCTTAGAAATATGCAAAGTTAGAGGAAGAAATTACTTCTTTAAGAGAGTTCAAACAAACTATTGAAGATAAAGAAAAAGATGAATTAATTAGTCAATTCTTTATGCTAACAGATGAAGATAAGAAAGATGTTATTGAAAACAAATCTAAATATACTATTGATGAAATTAAATCAAAGTTAGCAGTAATTTGTTTTGATAAAAAGGTCAATTTTAATTTAGAAGAATCTTCTGAAAATGAAGATAAATAGAAAGAAATAACAACTTTCAATGTAGTTGATACAGAAGATTCAACCCCAGATTGGGTGAAAGCTGTTGAATCTACTATGAATAGTAAATTTTAATAGGAGGGAAACCAAATATGGCTGTAGAGAAGAAAAGAAAAGGTTTCGGTCAAGTAGAACCTAACCACCTTTCAGCTAGATATACTGGACAAATTTATGCTCAGCTACCTGCAAGACATGCTGACGGTACAGCAATTACTCAGCTGGAAAATGGTCAGTTTTTAAAATATGATTATGCGGCAGGTTGTGCAAGCGATAACAAAGATTCCGCAGGAGAGTGGATGTTAGTTTTTAATGAGGAAAAACTATATGATGAACGTTATCAGAATCACAGATATTTTGCCTTAAAGAATACAGATTTTACTGATAAATTAATTTATCCTCGTCTTTTAAAGACAAATATCGGTGATATTTTCACAACTAATACCTTTAGAACAGTGGCGGCATCAGCTGGTGATACACCTAAAACAGTAACTACTGGAGATTAGGTTATTGATTTACCTGCAGGCCTTGTAGTTGGCGCTACTGTTGTTATTGATGATAACGGTTGGTTAAAATTAGGAACTCCCGCAGATGGACAAATGGCTTTTAAAGTAGTTCCTCATTTTACTCAAATTGGTACTACTGGTGTAGATTATACTCTTGGAGATATGCAGTTCGCTGTTAAACTTCAGAGAATACAATAATAAGATAGGGGGATAGAAATATGGCTTTAGATAGAAAAGAATTACAAGCATTAGCTAGAGCTACTGCTAAGGCTTCATTGAATCCTTCTGTTGCTTTTGCTTTTGGTGATAAGAAACTTGCCTATGAGGCATTAAATGAAACTTTTAGAAACGAAATGAATAACCTTGCGGGAACTTATGCTGAATACCGTGAGAATAAGAATCTTATTTTTAATCTGATTGAAATTGGATTAGATGAAATTCTTCCTGCAAAAGTTATGCAAAATTATGGTCAGTTCGCAGATGTTAAAACTTATGCACAGGGTGATAAGCCAGTATTCCGTGTTAGAATTAGTGAAGCATCAAAGAAACGTGCTAAGAGTTTTGTAACAAGAGTTGGTCTAGCTGGTAGATACGAAGTCTTCAAGCTAGATGGATATACACTTGAAGTTCCTACCGCAGCATACGGTGGAGCAGCTTCTATCGGATTCGAGGAATTCCTAGATGGACATATCACAATGAGTGATGTTTATGATTTAGTTCTAGAAGGACTTGATGAATCTGTTTATCGTGA